CTGGATCTTCTGGTTCATCAGGAACCAGTGGAAGTTCTGGATCAAGCGGTACATCTGGATCTTCTGGTTCATCAGGAACCAGTGGAAGTTCTGGATCAAGCGGTACATCTGGATCTTCTGGTTCATCAGGAACCAGTGGAAGTTCTGGATCAAGCGGTACATCTGGATCTTCTGGTTCATCTGGGACAAGCGGAACATTGACTTTAAGCGGAACAACAGATAATGGCGTAATTACATTAAATGGATCTGCGCCAAATGCTACTGTAGAAAGCAATTTGACTTTTAATGGATCTGTATTGTATGTAAATGGTAGTGTTGGTGTAGGAACAAGTAGTCCTGACTGTATTTTAAATATAAATGGAGGTTCTTTATCAACAACATTAAATTCAACATTAACATTAGCTAATTTTCAAAGCAGTAATAGTAATGCATCTTATTTGAGAATAATAGAAAAACGTTTTTCAGCTGGTTCTGATTGGACAACAGCAAGTACAAAAATTCAAAAAACAACTGATGTTACTGATCAAGCTTATATTGAGTTTAATCCTAATGGTGGAAGTTATGGATTGGCATTTGGAGCAGGAATTGCCTCTGAAGCAATGCGAATTATAAATGGAGGCAATGTAGGTATCGGCACAACAAGTCCATTAACTAAATTGGATGTTAGAAGCGGTTCAATTACTGCGGGCACTAATACTTCTATTTTAGGAAGTACAATAATTGCTGGTTATTATACTGATGGAAATCTGACTGTATTAGGAAGTGAATATAGCAGCGGCGGTGCATTTTTAGGATATGCTGTTACACCTTCTTTGGCATCAAGTGCTGCATTTTTAAGTTCTACAAGCATAAATGTTGCTAGATCTGCATATATTCAAGATGGGCCAACTCATCGTTGGTATATCGGCGCTACACAAACTGTTTCTATCGGATCTTCCGCTACGCTTAGTGAAGTGATGCGTTTAAATAATAATGGAAATTTAGGTATCGGTACAACAAGTCCAACAGAATTACTGCATCTTTCATCCGCAGGTACAGCAAAATTAAAAATTACAGCTGACACTGATAACGTTACGGAAACAGATATTGCTGGTATAGATATGTCACAAGATGGTGGCATTACTACTGCTACATTAACTTTAGATAGTGCAAATAGTTTAGTTATTGGTGTTAATTCTACAACTTCTCCAAATATTTATTTAGGTACAAGATCTGATGGCACAAGTTTTGTAGCATCAACAGATGCTAAGTTAACTATATTAAATAATGGTAGTGTAGGTATAGGTACAACAACTCCTAGTAATACTTTAACTGTAATAGGTGAAGTTTCTGTTAGTAGTCGAGTAATATCGGATAGATATGCATCTACAGTAAATGGTAATGATAATTCTATTTTATTTGCATCTAATACAACATCTTTTATTAATAATAGTAGTACGGCGCTTTATATTGCTAGTGGTGGTAATGTAGGCATAGGAACAACAAGTCCATCTGGTATTTTACATTTACAAAGTTCAGCATCAACAACATTATTAAGAGTAGATAATACTAATTCTTCTAATGATGCGGCAATCTTATTAACGGATAGTAACAATTCAACAGGCGAAGGTTTTAGAGTAACGTACGATTCAAGTGTTGGTGATACTTATTTTAATAATATATTCAATGCAACTTCTGCGTTTCATTTCCAAAGAGGAGATTTTGGTTCTGGCACAGAGTTGATGCTTATAAAGTCTGATGGTAATGTTGGTATAGGAACAAGCAATCCGGCAGCAACATTACATACAACTGGTGCGGTTAGATTTGCTACATTGCCATCTGGAACAGGCGCTAATGTTGTATATATAAATTCAAATGGTGATTTAACAAGCGGTGCTGCGCCTTCTGGTGGTGGTAGCAGTGTTACATTAAGTGGTCCAAATAATGGTGTTGTTACTAGAGACGGTGCAGCTGGTACAACTTTGGTCGCAGAAACTAATTTTACATATGATGCAAATGGTACTGGTTACCTAAGTGGTAAATTTGGTATTAATTTTACAGGCGCAACTGACCCATTTGAGGTGCATGGCACAGGCGGTGAATTATTTGCTGTAAGCGATGATTTGAGTTCATCATTAATGTCTATAAATACAATTGCAGGTTTACCTGTGTTTGAAGCTTTTGCTGATTCAACAGTAACAATGGGTCAATATGCTAGTGGTGATTTTATAATTACTGGAAATAAAATTGGAATTGGTTATACAAGTCCATCTACTGTTAATTATAAATTAGATGTAACAGGCACTGTTCGATTAACTGGTCTCACAACAAATACAACAAGTTATACTTCTTTGGTAGTTGGGACAAGCGGAGAAATTTGCACAAAAGTTGGTGGAGCTGGATCTACTAATATTTTTGTTGGTGCTGGTGAAATGATACCGCGTTCAACAGGCGGCGCGGGTGTCAACTCATTACAAACAGGAACAAATAATATTAATTACGACGTATTAGAATTTGATGCCGCAACACAAGAGTTTGCTCAATTTTTTAGAGTAATGCCAAATAATTGGACTTCAGGTACAATTACTAGCAGATTTTATTGGACTGTCACAGGTAATAATACTGGTTCTGTTGTATGGGGTTTAAGAGCTAGAAGTTATCCAGATAATACTGCTCTTGATTTAGCATTTAGTCCATCAGGCGAAGCGACAGATACTGTGTTAAGCGGTGCATATATGCATATTTCACCTGCTACTAGCGCGATTACAATTACCGGAACAAACGCCCCAAACAATATAACTAATTTCGAAGTATTTAGAGATGCAACAGACGTTGCTGATACTTTGGCAGTTGATGCACAATTAATAGGCGCACAAATAACATTTAACTAACATGCATAGAAGAAATAGACATATAGTTTTTTCTGCTAAAAGCGCAGGTGCTATTATTGTTTTAGACGCTAGATCAATAAAGGGAGTTGCCAATAATGGTTCAGTCACTTCATGGGTCGATTTAAGTACACGAACTAGAAATTTTACTGGCGCAGCTGCTCCTACTTATAAAACTAATATACAAGGAGGACAGCCAGCCGTAAGCTTTGATGGTGTCAATGATTATTTAAGTGTTTCTTGGCTAACTTCTGAAAATCCTTCTCGATATGTCTGGATTGGAACTGAAGTTCCAAGAACGATTAATGCTGATAAACATTTAGTGTCTACTAGTGATGGTAGTTTTAACGCTGTTAATTTTTCATTTGCTCATACTACTACGAATTTAGTGGGAACAAATGTAAGACCTCCATCTTTAAACTATTATCCAGCAACAATTTCTGTTAATACACCATATGTTCAAAGTTTAGGATACAACGGTACTCAACTATTTTTTTATAGAGGAGATTTTGCTTCCAGTACAGGTGTAGCACTAAGCACAACTACTACATTAATAAGTCTTGGTGGGAGAAATGGTTGTTGTGATTATGATACAAGTGATTTGATGCAATTTTTATTATTCAATAGTCTTATTAGTAAGTCATTAAGAAGAAGATTTGAGATTGCTTCGTTTTTTACTTTTAAAATTAAAGATACGCAAAATAATACTAATAGATAATATTTATGACAACTTTTTTAACACTCGAATGTCAATTAAGAGCAGAAACAGATCAAAATGCTATTGAAACTTTATTAAGAAAAGGTTGGATCGAAACCCCACAACCACAATACGATCCAAATACAGAAACTTGCACTTGGGAAAATTGTCAGTGGGTTGTTGCGCCGATCATAATTCCTGTTCCTCAACAAATAGCTTTTTGGGCTTTTAGAGTACAACTAAAATTAATTAATAAATTTGATGATGTTCAAAATTTAATTGATAATTTGCCGCAACCAGATCAAACAATAATTTCTACTCAATGGGAATATGGAAATTTCCTTCAAAGAACTGACACGTTAACTTTTTTGATTATTCAAGAAAATATATTAACATCAGAACAAATGGACGATGTTTTTAAAGAAGCCGCGATATTTTCTGCTACTATTTAATATATGGCAACACAAAGAGGACCAAAAATAGTAAGAGATGGATTGATTTTATGTTTAGATGCTGCGGATAAAAAAAGTTATTCTGGAAGTGGCGCAACTGCTTGGAATGATTTAAGTGGCAATTTAGCCGATTCTAGCGTCAGCGGTAGCCCGAGTTTTAATTCTTTAAATGGCGGAAGTATAGTTTTTGATAAAGTAAATGATTTTGCAACGATAAGTAATAACACTCGTTTTCGATTTGCTAATACAGATCCTTTTTCTATTTCTTTTTGGACTTATTGGACTGGTGCAGGTGGCGCTGCTGTTGATTATTTATTAGCTTATGCGGCAGATAATTATGGTAGTGGTTATTATATTGGATTAGATAATGGAGCAAGTAGAACAAACGCTTTTTTCTTTGATTATTACAATTTTGAAGATACAAATAAATTTAAAGGCATTCAAGGATTAGCGAATGCATTAGTAAAGAATCAATGGATGAATATTGTTTTTACTAATTTAAATAATTCAGCAACCAATATGAAATTTTATCGCAATGGAGCGCTTGGTTCTTATGACGTTAGAGGAGATGTAAGTCCTGCTACTATTACTTATACAACTTTGAATTTAAGAGTTGGCGTTAGAAGTAATACTGATTATTACAATGGAAGAATAGCAAGTGTTTTAGTTTATAACAGGCAATTATCGGATTTAGAGGTATTAAATAATTTTAACGCTCAACGTGGGCGTTTTGGTATATAGTGTAATATTTTATATATTTATGGCAGGAAATAACGGTCCAAAAATTATTACGAATGGCTTAGTATTATGCATTGATGCTGCGGATAGAACAAGTTATTCAGGATCTGGAACTGCGTGGCGAGATTTAAGTGGTAATAGAGCAAATTTTACTTTAGGTTTTGCTGGCGCAGGCGGCGCAATTCCAACATTTAGTAATAATGCTATAAAAACATCTTTTATAGCTACAACTCAGAATCACGCTTTCTGTAACAACAATAATACTACAATAAGAAATTTATTGTATAATAATCATACTATAGAAGTGGCTTGTAAAATTAATTCATTGACAAGAGGCATTGATTTAAACGCCGCGTATACCACAGAAATAAGAACTGGAATACTTATTTGGCCCGGTTTTCATAGTGGTTTAATGTTAGATAATACTAATTTATTATATGTAATTTGGAATGGTACAACAGGTGAGGTTGCTTTAGTTACCAATATTACTTCATATGTAAGTAAAAATATAGTAATTAATGCCGTAAGAATAAGTAACACTATGTATATTTACATAAATGGCGCTTTAATTACTTCTTCAAATATTACCGCTCCAACAAATTATGGTTATAATGATTTGATTGCAGGTTGCGCTAAAACGACGCGAGTACCATCGAATAATGATTATTCTTGGCCCAGTAATATAGACTTTTATAATGTTAAATTATATAATATTGGTTTTACTCAATCACAAGTAACACAAAATTTCAACGCTCAACGTGGACGTTTCGGTATTTAATTTTTTATGCAATACGGACCTAAAATAATAACAAATGGATTAATTACTCATCTAGATGTTGCTGATAAAAAAAGTTACGCCGGATCTGGTGCGACTATCTGGCACGATTTGAGTGGTAGAAATGAACATTATACTTTATATAATAGTCCAACTTTTGCTAATAACTTTGGTGGCGAATTACAATTTGACGGAGTTAATGATTACGCAAGAAGAAGAAGTAGTAATATTAATACTCTTTTGCAAGGCCCTATTTCTATTGAAATATGGATGAGAAGTTATACAGGAACATTTGGAACGAATTTTAATGGTAGATTCGTAAGTGTGGCTAATGATGCTGGAACTGGATCAGATAGTACCAGTACTCAAGGAACAGATAATGACACCACTTATTTTAATATAGTAAATCAAAACGCAGCTGGTTACCTATCGCTTTATGGTTGGACAGGCACTTATTGTTCTGAATCTTCAGCTACTTTTCTTAATACTAATCAATATTATCAAGTTGTTTTTACAGTTGATGTTAGTGGAGGGGCTCTTGGTCAAAGATACTATTTGAATGGAGATTTGAAAGCTTTTCTTAGTTGGTCAAGAAGTCCTTTTAGTGGAAATAATAATATTACTTTAGCTATGCATTCTGCTGGAGCCGTAACCAATGCATTAAGTAATGTAAAAGTAGCGTTTGCTATTTTTAAATTTTATAGTAGAGTTTTATCAGTTGCAGAAATAAGACAAAATTTTAATGCAAACCGCGCTAGATTTGGTCTTTAATATTTACTTCTATCTTATTTTACATAGTGTAATTAATAATTATGGAAACAGTTTATATAGAAACTCAGCCAACATCTGAGAAAAATGTTGCAAGTTTAAAAGCAGTATTAAGTAATTTTGATTTTATGGGTCCACTCCGTGGGCCTTGCTTGTGGGTTGAAATGATTAATCCAAATGGTTTACCGTTTGATGGTCAATATGTACGTATTGACGGTGACGATTGGCAAAATTGGCCATGCGATCAAACAGATGAAGAAGATTATAAATATCTTTCAGATGTTATATTGCGCAAAGTTGGTTTAGATTGGAGACATTATTTAAAATTTACTCAGTCTCCTCAATTTAATATTTATACCGGTGTTGCCGATTATGTGTTTAGTTGCGCTGTTGAGTCGTATCCAACCGGATCTTGTTCTTATCAATGGAATATAAATGGAACAGAAATAGTCGGCGCGACATCTGATACTTATACTGTTTCTAATGCTGTAGAATCACAAACGGGAGTTTATTCAGTGGTTGTTTCCAATAACGAGTTTACTATTACCGGAAATGGATATTTGTACACATCTGGTTCTGTTTATATCTAATAAGTGTAATTATATGTATGGTAACATATAGTGTACATGATTTGGCTGATGAAATTTTTGCTAATGAATTTGAATATGATAGCGGTTATGCGCAATTTTATTTTATTAGTGGCTGGTTAGCCAATAATGTTGGTCAATTAAATAATCGTATATATAGTTCTTTTGAAGTGGAGAATGGCAATTTTATGCCATCTGGAGCTTTTAGACAAGAGGAACGCGCAATATACAAGCAAATGTATTTGTATGAGTTTTATACCAAAAAAACACGCCAAGTGTTACGTGGTGTTGATTCAGCTGTTGATTTTATCTCTTTGCGCGAAGGCGATACAGCTATTACTAGAACAAATAAAAATGAATTAGCTAAAACTTATCGTACATTAGCTAATGATGCTATGCAAGAATTGGATAAACTAATTACTTCATATACAATTTATCAAGCCGCACCGCTTCAAGTTGCTGGTGAAGATGGTTCACCATTGTATACAGGTTCTGGTTATTTCTATTATCCTTATGGATATGGAAATTATTTGTAAAATAAATTAAATATAGATAATAAAAAACCCCAGTCTTTCGACTGGGGTTTCTTTGTTTTATATTATTTAGATGATGCCAGTTTTGGCAGTTCCAAGCTTGAAGAAGTTATTTACAATTGAGTCTGCTGTAAATGAACCTGACATAAAGATACCATTTTCGATATCGTTTGCGCCACCGATTTGAACTGTATAAGTTAAATCAACAGTTTGATTATCTCCTAAGTTCTGAGAATAGGTTTCAGATTGGAATATAGCGCCAGAAATACCGAAGAATAATTTATTATTGTTGTTGCAATCTTTAAGTAGGATTTGCATATTGCGCTTGTCAGCAGAACAAAGATTATCAAATATGTTTTTGCTGCTTAATTCTGAAACGATTGCATTGATGGTAACATCAACATTTATTGGAACATCGACGACTCTTGCGAAACCGAATGTATTACCAAGTCTTTGTAGAACTGTTCTGCTGAGTGGTAATGTGAATGAGAATGACTGAATGTGTGCTGAACCGTCACCATTAATGTCTGATAAGCCATCGCTTACAGAGGGTAGTGATAATACAATATCGCCAGGGCGTAATGCTGTAACTTGTGAAGAACCAGTTGTAAATGCGCCTGATAAACCATAAGCAGTTGCAAAACTTGTTAATTTTGTAGCAGGAGAAGCGGTAATGTCAATTGCTGGTGATGTTCCAGTAATAGCTCCAGCGGAATTACCAACGCCTGCATCAGCTTTAATATTAAAACCTTCTACAGTGACTGAAGCTGTTGGAATTGCGCCAACAGCAGCCTCGAAAGAGTACTCGCTGATAAAACCGTTACCGATACCAACAACGGTGTTTGTGTTAGCAGGTGGTGTTGAGGAGGCGGTTCCTACAACATCTTCACCTTCTTGTACAGTGAGAATATAATAATTATTACCTTCAAGATCAGCTAATAATCCTGAAACAGATTGAGCATTTAATACTGTAGAAGTATCATTAATACCACCTGTAATATTAAAACCAAGTAGTCTTTCATTTAAACCATCAGTAACATAGTAGCTGAAATCTAAACCAACTGTTGGAGATTCCATAACAATAGAATCTAAACGAGCTAGCTTGCCAAATTCATTGATATCTTGACGATTAATAGTAAAATTGAAATTACAGCTCTGTACGCGATCTAATTTCTTAAGTAAACCAGTACCAGCTAAAAGTGCTGGTCCAGTTTCTGGTCCATAAGCACCAACTGTGCCACCAACTTTTGCTACTTGTGCTCCAGTAGAAGTTGGAGCGATAAATAAAGCTTGACTTTGATATATTACACGATTTCTTGCCATATAGTTTTATTTGTTAAAATGTTAATCTTTTTTACAGTAGATAAATAATAATGTGAAATTATAATCTTGGATAACGATAAGCTTTTATATCGAAATCTAAGAAACCGATATGTATTGTTGGATTTAATTCTTTTAAAACGCTATCGCGAATCTTTGAAGTTTCGACGTGATAAATAAATAATCGATTTGAATTGTAAGCTGTGCTTGTAGAATTGTAATCATATCCAGTTGGATATAATCCAGTTTTAATTGCGCCAAACTCACCTAACGGATGTTTAGTCATTGGTATTAAACTAAAACACTCATTAAATGAATCAGAAAACACGCTTAATAAACCATCTAACTGATATAAATTTTCACAGAAAGCGACTAATTTAACATTACAATTCGTTTCATCTTCGCCGCCAAATGCAAAAGGCGTATTATGAGTATTTTCAATTGAAGCGAATATTGCTGGTGTGACAGGGTTATAAGGGGCAATGCCTGTTTCAGTAACAGTAAATCTACTATTCAATTCGAATTTGCCTTCAATAATTAAATTATCTTCAGGTTGATCAGTTACATAACTATTAAATTCTTTAACAGTATAAGTACCTGTTATGTTTAAATTACTAGAAACGCCACTATTAAATAATATTCTACCGTTATCGAAATCAATTGCCATGCCGCTGGTTCCTGTTGGTACAAAAGAACCATTTATGGTAAAACCAGATGGTATAGTTGCGCCTGTAATACTTTTATCATATACCCATTGTTTATATGGAGATGAATATATAACTCTACCTCCACCAACTCTGTCATCAGTCATTGGATATAATTTTGTTGTGTAAGTTACATAAGCATCTCCTTTTTTCATTGCAAAATTATCGAACCACAAAAAGAAACTATTTAGTACATCATGTGAGAATACTGGTTTCATATAACTAATTTTTCTAAATTCTTAATTTTTACATTATATCTATTTATTAGATCAGAAATGTATTTTGTATTTCTAAATACTACACCTTGTCTTATTTGAGTTTGTGATTGAACGCCAAGTCCTGATCGACTGTTTCTTGATTTTTTCAAATAATAACCGAGTCCAGAAATTCCTGTTTCAATACCTTTTGCCCAGCTTCTACCAACAGCCCAAGGCATAGGTGTTTCAGCAAATATTTGTGAAGCTGTTGGTATTTCAAATACAACAGTTGACACGCTACCTTTTTTTTGTCTTATTATTCTGAAATTAGATTTATTTAATATCATTCTTATTGGTGCTATTGGATCATCTCCTGAATTAAAACCAATGAAAGAATATAAATTAGTAATTCCATTTAATGTGCCAGAATAATTTGGCGCATCAATGCCACCTTCAATTTCTTTTGTTATAGGATGATTATTAAATTCAGCAATGATCTCACTTTTGATTTCATTAAACTTATCATTTATTAATTTATCTTCAAATTTTATATAAGTTGGATCATCATGCAATTGATCTAATGCTTTTAATAAGTCTCTATCCATATCATGGATCAGGTTTCAAATATAATGTATAATATTGGCTATCAAATAAGCCGTGACCTCTGAAAGATGAATTCAATACAAATCGTTTACCGTCTAAATCAACTCTTCTAGCGTCTTTTATGTACTCATAATCTTCAGCAGTAATTTTTAATCTTACAGAACCAACAACCGCTTCAAGTTTGATTTGTGTGTTTAATTGACCTTCGCTCCAATATTGTTTTTTGAAATCATCTTCGTATAAAATTCTTGCTTTAAATGTTCTATAAACTGGTGTATTTATAACAGAAGTAGTTTGACCAGCTGTATTATAAAGTGGATTGAAATTTGGATCTGTAATAATAACAACTTTTGAAGCGTCTTTATATACAACTATATCGCGAGCAAATGTTTCATGAACATCTGCAATAACGGCGTTTAATGCTGATTTTTCAGCCGCTGTTAATAAACTTGTTGCCATATTTATAATTACACTGGTTGAAAAACTATAGAATATATATTATTATAATTTAAACTATGGCCAAAGTTTTATATCAGTTTACTATCAATAAAATCGCTGAAATCGAAGAAGAGAAGTCCGAAACGACAACAAATGAGCAGGGCGAATCAGTAACAAGAACTTATAAGGAAAAAACAAAGAAAGAAGTACCTGTCGAAATTCTTATCAATCAACCATCTCGCAAACAAATTCAAGAAGCTGATATGGAATTCAGTATTGAAATGAGTAAATGCATTCGCAATGGTATTTTGACTAAAGCAATGTTATTGAATAAGTACAATGATACCGGAGGTTTAATTAGCGAAGCTGATGCTAAGATTATGATTAATTCGGCTGATGAAATACGCGAATTACAAGCAAAACTTACTATTCTTAATTTGAAGCCGGAATCAGAAAGAGATGAAGATGAAAAGAAGAAGATTGAAGATATTACATCTCAAATTCTTCAAAAGCGTAAGACTTTGATTGAAAAAGAAACTAGTTATATTACTTTGTTCAATCATACTGCTGATATTAAAGCTCAGAATCGCGCAATTCTTTGGTATGTTTTAAATCTTTCATTTTTCAAGGACACATCAAAGAAGAATGCAGAATTCGAACCATTATTTGCTGGTAAGTCTTTTGAAGCTAAGGAAGGTTCAATGCATGAATACGAAGAAAATGAAAATGAAATTTATGCAAAGTGTTATAGTAAGCTAGCGAGTATTATTAGTTATTGGTTTTTCACAAGCAATGTTGATAAAGAAGAGTTTGATAGAATAATCGGTGAAATCGATGGAAAAATTCCAACAGAATAACTACAAAAAAATATTTAGAGATATTAAAAACGGATTCTCTGAGGTTAAAATCTTAGAGAATTTTTTTTATCTCAAACATTTGTCTTTTGATGATCAAGTTGGTATTGAACTTATTTATAATGAATATTTAGCAGAAGCTAAATCAAAAGGCGTACCTTCACATAAAGAAGTTCTCAAGCAATTAATCGAAGAAAAACAATGGACTCAAAATCAAGAAAATAAAATATTGCAATATGAACAAATGATTGAAAACTTTCTTAAACAAAAGAAAAATACTTATCTTAAATCAGAAATAGAAAGACTTAACAAAGAAATTGAAGATAATTCTAATATATTAAACGATTTAAAAAATACTCGCGCATCTTTATTCAATAGAACAGCAGAATCTTATGCTGAAGATAAAGTTAATGATTATTATATTATTAAATGTTTGTATAAAGATAGAGAATTAAAGTATTTAGTATATGAGAAAGAAGAATATGATGATATTGATGCCGAAAGCTTATTTGCAATAATTAAACAATATAATGAAGTTTATAAAGAAATAAACGATAACAGTATACAAAAAATTATTTTGCAAGATTTTTTTAATTTGTATATGCCATTTTGTGAAAATCCTATTGAGTTTTTTAATAAGCCTGTTTGTGATTTAACATATAATCAATTAAAATTGCTTATTTATGCTAGATTTTTTAGAAATATATTTCAGCAGAATGAAAATATGCCGCCAGAAATTCGTTCTGATCCTGATAAAATAATGGATTATATAAATGCAAATGAAAATGTTAAGAAACTAAGAGATAAAAATGGAAACGCTGAAAATAGAGCTGAATCTATTGTCGGAGCTACGAAAGAGGATCTAGAATATCTTAATATTACCAAACCCGGACAAAAGACTTTATCATTAGCAGATGAAGCAAAAAAGAAAGGTGGTAGTCTTTCGATGGATGACATGCTTAAAATATTTGGAAATTGATGAATTTTATTGTGTAAATAATAAATATGGCAGTCCAAATCAATGTAGCAGCAAATCAAGCCGCCTTAGTTCAATCAATCCAAGCCGGTGTACAAGCTTACAATCAACGATTTGCGAATCAAAATCCAATTAATTTACAAGTAAATGCAAGAGCTTTTTCTCAACCTCTTGGTCGAATTACAGGTGATGTTAAGGATTTCGAGGCTGCATTGGCTGCTTCTAATGCGCGTGTTATCGCGTTCGGTGCGTCAACTGCTGTATTAGGTGGTGTTTTACGTAGTTTCAGAAGTATAGCTGAAGTCACTATTGAAGTAGAAAAGAATTTAGCTGATATTAATCGCGTTTTCGGATTAACTACTAAAGAATTACAAAAATTTAGCACAGATTTGTTTAATGTTAGCAAACAAACAGCTAGTTCTTTTGGTGATGCATCTAAAGCTGCTCTAGAATTTTCACGTCAAGGTGTTAAAGCTGAAGAAGTATTACAAAGAACAGCAGACGCAATGACTCTTGCCAGATTGGCAGGTATGAATGTAAATAATGCTATCGAAGCATTAACGGCTACAGTAAATGGTTTCCAAGCTACAGGAATTACAACAACACAAGTTTTAAATAAATTAGTTGCTGTCGAACAAAGTTATGCGGTTAGTGCTGGTGATTTAGCTGAAGCTCTTTCTAGAACAGGTCTAGCAGCTCAAGAAGCTGGTGTTAATATCGATCAATTAAACGCGCTTGTTACAGCGGCGCAGGAAAAAACTGCGCGTGGTGGTGCTGTTATCGGTAACGCATTAAAAACAATTTTTACAAGATTACAACGTACTGAAACGCTTGATCAGTTAGAAGCTTTTAATATCGGAGTTCGCGATATTCAAGGTAATATTTTACCCGCTGTACAAATATTACAAAATTTTGCAGGCGCTTACAATAATTTAGCTGATTCACAAAGAGCGCAATTATCTGAACAAGTTGCAGGTGTTTATCAAGTAAACATATTAAAAGCAATTATTGGAGATTTAAACAATAAACAAGGAGCTTATGCTGGAGCTTTGCAAAAAGGCGCAATGGCGACAAACGAAGCTCAAATTGCTGCCGCTAAATTAAATCAAACATTAGATGCTTTATTAAGCCAAACTAGCACAGTTGCTCAACAGTTCGCCAATAATGTTGGTAAAGTAACATTTGAACCTTTAGCTAAATATACGGCAGAATCATTTAAATCATTATTTGAGAATTTAAATGAGATTCTTGAAGGTGAAGGCGTAGGTTCTACTTTTGCAAATGGTTTATTAAAAGGTATTCGAAATGTATTAGCTGGTCCCGGAGCAATTGGTGCATTTTTCGTATTGTTTAAGTTAATACAAAATTCTTTTACATATCTTTCTCAAGCATTGCCTCAGATTGTTGGTATAACAACAGAAACACAAAACAGAAAAAATATTGAACAAGCTATTTTGCAAATTATGCAGCAACAAGGACCAGTTGCCCAAGCCTTAGCTGGTCAAATGGGTAATCAAACTGCTCAAGCGCAGTTATTATTACAACTAGCAAGACAACAAACAGCAGAATATCAAAGACAACAAGCATTAGTTGCTGCTTTGGCTCCAGCATTATCTGCACAAGGAGTAACTGTTAAAGGTTCAGGAGGTTTAAGAGTTACAAGAAGCGGCGGATATATTCCTAAAGAAGCAAAACTTCAAGAAACTATCGGCGCAATTGCTGGTGGTTATATGCCGGGCAGGGTTGTTCAATCTCCTGTTGGTGGAGTAATGAATACTGCTGAACAGGTCAAATATATGCCCGGTTTTGCTCAACCATTCATAAATCCACCCGCTAATTCTCAAGCTGGAAGAAGTCATAGGCGTAACTCAATAAGTAGAACAGGTATTGATCCATATATGAATATTGGATTTATTCCTAATTTTGCAGAAAAAATTGTTGCGCAAATAACAAGTGTTAAAGATGGCGATACTATAGAAGGTTTGCCTATAGATCCTAAAACAATCGATTTTCGTTTAGCAAAAGTCGATGCTCCTGAAAATAATCAAAAATATTATAAAGAATCGACTGATATATTAAAAAGTTATTATCAAGGAGATCAAGGCGTTGATAGATTAAATAGAAATATTATTGCAAAAGGTAAAAGCGCTTATTTTAGATCTATCTTTGATGATACTAATGTGGCCTCAGTTTTAGTTAGTAATGGTTTGGGTGTTCCAGATTTTCGATATACTAGGGATCCAAATTTAATACAATTAACAGAAAACGCTAAAAATAATTCGATAGGTATTTGGTCAAAATTTATACAGCTTTCAAATGGTAATAGAGAATATTTTCATCCTAAAGCTGAACAATATGAAAAACAAAGAAAATTTATAGATATTTTTAAAGATAAAGAAAGATTATTTAAAGAGTCAACTATTGGAGAATCTATAATTCCTGATAAAGATTTTTTTGCAAAGTTAACATATAGCGGTTCAAGAAGAAAATATTTGTCTTCTGGTTATATTCCAAATTTTGCAACAGCAGAATTGCCTAGTGACTATTATCAAGGTTTTGGAAAATATAGAAAATTAAGGAATGCAAGAGTTGGTTCTGTTGTTGGAAAAATTGAAAGAGGAGAATTAAATGAGGCAGATGCGCCTTTTACTTTAAAGCAAGCTTATGATGCAGGTTATGTAAAATCAGTTGATGCTATTGAAAAAAGAAAAGAAGGAGTACTACAAAGAGTATTGAGTTCAGGATTTAAAAGAATAGGTATTGCTGGTATAGGTACATTACCTAGTAGTACAACAACTTCGCAAACAAATCCATTCGCAAAAAATTTCGAACGTTTGGCGCTTGAAAAAGCAAAACAAATGTTTGCCACAAATAATATTGTTTTTGCTTCAAATTATGAAAAAGGTGGTAAAAGATTTCATGGGGCTCCAGGTAATACCAGAATTGATGCATTAGAAGATAATTTGACTGGTCCTGTTATTGAAATGAAGTCTGGTGACACTACTCCTGATGCTACATTAAGAACAAAATTTACACAAGCTAAAAACGAATTAATTGAAATGTGGCATAGTGAAAAGCCTTTAGAAAATATAGATAATATTGTACGCAGTATTGGAGGTAGACCGGAATATTTATTCTATAATGCTGACAAAGAAGTCAAAAGAGGAACAGAACAAATTATACAAGCAAGTGACGGTTTCATACCTAATTTCGCTTCTCTTGATAAAAATTTATTGAGAGATATGATAAGAATGAATCTTGCTAATGCCAGTCAAACTAGCAGAGAATCATTGAGCGTTGGATTCAAATTAAGAGACACGCAAACAAGAATGGATAGAAAAAAATATAATGAAATTTATGAAAATTATGTCAAAAATTTACCACTTGGTGCTCGCGCAACATTAATTAGAGGAGTTCATGATATTGATGAAAGATGGGAAAAATTAAAACAAAAATATTTTTCAAAATTTATTCCTGAAAAAGAAATAAATAATCTTGTTTTTCAACAGAAAAAAATAGATGCACCTAAATTTATTCAAACATTTTTATCTAATCGTTTACAAGAGCTTTTGCATCAACATCAAGAATCATTTGTTGATCAATCTCCATTAATTTCAACAAGTAGAAAATATAATGTAGCTGAAGGTTTTTCTGGCGTTATTGAGCATCCAGCTAGCGTCAAAACAAAAATGATTGGAGAAAAATATTTTAAAATTTCTCGTATATTAAACAAAACCTCTTACGAAGAGTTAACAAAAAAATATGGAGAACAAAAAGTTAAAGAAACGCTGCTTAAATTATCAGAGTTGCAAGGTGGTAAAGGTATTGGATTTGATATAAATAACATATTAAGCAAAGATCGTTCATCAAATGAATATGCAAAAGAAGATGAAGTCGCTTATTTTAATAGTGGATTTATTCCTAATTTTGCTATAAGAAAAGGAATAAAAAGTTCAGATTTAGAATATGTTAAAGATTTAGGAGGTTCAACAGGAGCTACCTTAGTTAGAGATACAATCTCAAAACAATTATTAGTTCAAAAATTTGGAGCTTCTTCAGGACATATTATCAATGAAGCAAGAGCAAATAAATTATATTCTGCTTTTGGAATCAAAGTTCCTGATTCTAGATTGATAAAAGATAAAAATAAAGTTTTTCAATTAACTGAATATATTGAAGGTAAGCATTTAAATTCATCTTTAAATGAATCTACTAAAGACCAACTAAAAGAAAGATTTGCGGCTATTTCTTTATTAGGTGACTGGGATGCTTTGGGTTTAGATTTTGATAATGTTGTTGTAGATAAATTTGGTGTTCCATATCAAATAGATTCAGGTGGCGCTTTAGCTTATAGAGCGCAAGGCGGATTGAAAGGAGATAAATTTGGAACTGAAGTTGGAGAAGTAGATACTTTAAGAGATCCTGAACGTCTTGCTGGTACAGTATTTGGAGATCTATCCGATTCAGAAATAAGAAGTCAAATTAAAGATTTACTTGCTAATAAGAATATTATTCAAAAACATGGTGGAAAATATAGAAAAATATTATCTAAAAGATTAGATAATTTGAGTAAATTTTCTTCAGGTTTTATGCCTAATTTTGCTGCTGATTATGTAAATAGAGTAATGAATCTTGAGTCTAATATGAGCGGTAATAAAGCTATATTAGATACACAAAGCGGACCTTTTCCATTCATACGTAACAGTTCTCAGCCTAATTTTGCAGCAGCTATTTCTGATCATGGTGGATTGAATAACGCATTATCAGATTCTATAAAGAATCAAAAAGATGCTGGTTTGATGAACAAAGGATTTGTACCTAATTTTGCTGGTATGAGAAGGCAACAAAGGCAAAGAGCAAGAAATCAACCTCAACCATCTGCTACACAAAGTGGTTTTGATCCAGCTAGACTACAAGCTGAAATAAATGCTTTAGCCACTAAAGCTTTAAATGATATTAGAAATACATTTTTAAGTATTCAAGCGTATCCAGCATATTATTTACTTGATCCAATTGAGAATGGTTATAAAGCATTAAAAAATAATATACAATCTGTTTTTGCGAAAACAAATAGCATGGTTACTGCTTCTTCTGGAGGCTTCAGTAATTCTGTCAAATCTTTTTATCAGAAGATGGTTCAAAGTCTACCTTCAAAAGAAAGACTCGATAAATTTACAAATACAGCAATGTTTGCTGTACCATTGATCGCTGCTCAATTTGAACAAGGGTTATATGGAAACAAAGAAAGAACAGATTTAAGCGTAACTGAAAGAATGGGTAAATCGTTTTTGAGTACTGGTTTAACATCTATTAGCACAGGAGCATCAATTGGTAATTTAATATTTCCGGGATTAGGTGGAGCTGTTGGCGCTGTTGTTGGTGGTTTAGTCGCATTTAATAGTTCATTAAGTGCTGCCACATTGTCAGCAGATGAGTTGATGCAATTAAATGAAAAACAAACTCAAAAAGCTCAAGAAAATATTCAGTCTGCTACTTCATATATTGATGCTCAAAAGAATTTGACAGATATGATTGCAAGAGGAGCTTCTTCTACAGAAATCGAAAATGCTACTAAAAAATTAAGTGAAAACTTTTTACAAATAAAAGATACAAAATTGCAAGAAGAATTTTTAAAAGCTGGTGGTGATTTGCAAATTATGACTAAGCAATTGCAAGATTATACAAATCAAACTACTAAAAAAGCAGCTTTTGAAAAAGCTTTAATTGGAAAAGGATCTGCTAAAGATATAGCTGCGGGATATGCGGTTTCTTTAAATCAAGAACAAAGAAAATCATTGGCGAGCGGATTGATGCAAGCAGCAGATATTCAAAGAACAATTCCGGGAGCTTCGATAAAAATTATAGAAAATACAGTAAAAGATCTATTAAATAGTCAAAACATAACTCCTGAAAATACTACAGAATATGATTCTATTTTTAAAAATGCGGTTGCTAATTTATATAAATTAAGTTTAGATCCATCAAAACTTGAAAATTTAGCTTTTGAAATCGAAAAAAATGCAGATGTATTAGATTTATCTAAATATATTCAAAACTACAGAAATAAAGCTACAGAAAGCGTCGCTTCAATTTTTCAAAAAATTCAAGACTCTCTTGAGCAAGCTGCATTTGTTACTGCTATAGAATTTGAGAAAAAATCAAGCAGTCAAAGAATACAATCTATAATTTCTGATTTTACGTCATCTTTAAATGATCAAATATCATCTTACATGATGAGTAATTTGCCAGAAATTAAAAAATTTGAATACGCAAACATCGCTGCTAAAACAAAAGCTGAAGATTCTTTAGTTAAATTAAATGATGATTATGCTGCATTTCAAATTCAACAAGATAAAGAAAAATCTAAATTCTTACAAAGAAATGCTGAAGAGTTAACAAAAGTATTTAAAGATTCAATGTTAACTTCTCAAGAAAATGCTCAATTTTTTAGAGATAAAGTATTGAATCAACTTCAAAGCGGAAAATATAATGAAATAAACGTTGGAAACGTAGCGAAAGAAATTCAATCAGAAAGAACAAAACAATTTAATGATTTAATAAAATCTAATACATTAGGTTTACCAGCCACTTTAGATTTAACAAAATCACAAGACGTGGAAGGATTTAGAAATGCAACTAAAGCTGCTATGGAAGCTAAAGTTGCTATGGCTCCTGAAGAAGAAAGACAAAAAATTGTTAATGAATTTACACTTATATTAGATGCTTTAAATAATGCATTAAAAGCAAGTGAATTTGCTAAAAATCAATTTGCAAAAGATGACATAGCAAGAGCAATTGCTGAAAGAGAAAGAAATAAAACTTCTTTAGAATTAGAACAACAAAACGCAGAAAAAGAATTACAAATAAAACAAGATTTAAATAGATTAAAAATTGCAGCCGAATTACAATATTCAGTTGAGAGTAATAGAATTCAAAAAGAAAATTTTACTAGAATAAAAGAAGCAGAAATTACTGCTAAAAATTTAGGTTTCGCCATCGACATTGCAAAAGCTAATTCTGAATCATATATTGCTGCTTTAAGAAGAGGATTAGAAGATCCTCGCCAAGAATATGGAATGGGTGTTAGGGAAAGTTTGGAAAGAAGAATAGGTATAGAAAATAAAGTTCTTGAGGAACAAAGAAGAATGGAAGATCAAAATTTAGCCACAGAAATGGCTCAAGCTCAATTGCAACTTGCTGCTGAAATTCAAAATACAAATGCATTAGAAAAATTAACTCAAGTGATGAATCAGTGGATAACTGATAGATTAGCTGAAGATTTAGGTGGTCAATCTGAAATAAATAAAATTCAAGAAGCATATGCATATAATGCAAATCCTGAAAATATTGATAGTAGATTTGGATTAGGTACTGCTAGAAAATATCAAGCTTACTTAGCCGCTCAAAAAAATCAATCAAGTCTTGGTTCTGCTGGCGCATTAGGTGCAAATGCACCAGTACTTGATTTCACTCAACTTTCTGAATTAGCAAAAGGAAATCCAGTATTAGAATCCCAAGTTGAATTATTGAAAAAACAATACGAAACAAGAGAAAAAATATTAGGCATACAAAGACAAACTGTAGATGAAGATATTAGAATTAAACAAGAAAACGAAAGATTAAACACAACAATAATGGGTAGACTTGAAAAGGGTTTTGGTAATATGGCTAAACAATCAGATCAAATTATATTGGATTTAGCAGAAAGAGCGCCTTCTGCTTTTGCAGATGGTATGACAAATGCTTTAATGGAAGTCGCAAAAGGAACAAAATCTATTGGCGATGCATTGCAAGATATGGTGATTAATTTTGGTCAAATGTTGATGCAAGAAGTTATGAGAGCAGCTATGTATAGAGCTATTGGTTCTATTGGTAGCGGTTTATTTCAAAACGGAGGAATCGTTGGTAAACAAAGAGGCGGTATTATTCGTGCTGAAAATGGTACATATATACCCGGCAACAGAACTGGAGACAGAAATTTAGCCTTATTAGAAGATGGAGAATATGTATTAAATAGAGAAGCGGTCGCAGCAATTGGAGTGAATAATTTAGATGGTTTAAATTATGGCGTGGCACCTCGTTTTCAAAGTGGTGGTGGTTTTGGTTTTGCCGCTCAACAATCTTTAATAGAAGATGAATTAAATTATTCAGGTAATTTAATTGGTAGCGGTATGGACACTAGACCTGTAAGTTTAGATGATTATAGTGCGTATGCTTTTGAAAATGATCCTTTCTTTAAAAACATGCGTCAAAAATCAATTGAAACAGAAAAAGAAAGAGTTAATAAAGAGTTTCAAGCAAAGCAAAAACGCGCTCAATTAATAAGCAGTGTTGTTGGGGCAGTAGGATCAATAGCATTGGCTCAGGGTTTAAGTAGTTTAGGAAGTGCGGGAGGCGGAGGAAAAAGTCCAGTTGCAGGAAAGAATACGATGTCTGGTAAGCCACAATCTCTGAAAACATTTGGGCAAACTGGTGGATTAGTATCGAATTTAGGCATTGGTCGTTATCAATCTGGTGGTTTTATTCCATATGGATCTCGTATTTCCGATAATGTTCCTAGATATATGTCTGGCGGAATGAATGCTATATCAAATGCCGCAAATAATAAATATATTTCTGCAAATAGCTCTAGGATACAAGGTGGCGGCAGCAATAGCACCACAAATAATACTAACAATACAAATAACAGCAATATTAATATTGTCGCTAATGTTGGTAGTTATAATAAATCTGGCCAGTTTGTATTAGGTCAATCTGGAAATAATTACGATTCGAATGAAATGATATTCAGTCAAAATTTAGCCCGTAATATCGCAAAAGTTGCTGATAATCAAATACAAAAAGCAAATAGATATGGTGGATTTAATAAACAATCTTATGTATAATAATAAATGAAAAATGCTATAACCAATTATGAGAATACATTTTATTTAAATGGTGTTGCGCTTTCAGGTATTACATCTGTTGATGGTTCTTATTCTATTGATTATAAACCAATAAATGTAATTGGTAAAGGATACACAAAACAAATAATTGCGTCAGTACCTACAGCAAGTTTATCTATTGACAGATATTTAATAAATAATGATCCAGCGTTTTCCTTAACTGGAGATGGTAATAATTATATTGCAAAAAGCATAAGCGGCGGTCTTTATTATAAAAATAAATATTTTTCTTTTGCTGATGCTTATTTAAACTCTTTTGGGATTAGTTGTGCCGTTGGTGAAGTGCCGCAAATTTCTACAAGTTTTAATGTATATGGCAATATTGGGCCAGTTTCAAATCCAACAGGAAGTGGAATTGCTGGTGGCGTATTCGTTCCTCAAGTTAAACATATTTCGGTAACTTGTCGTAATTCAACTACAAATAGAGTAAAAGATTTTAATATTGATTTTAATTGTCCTAAATTACCAATTTATGGTTTGTCAAGTGGAAATGCAGAAATACCAATTGAAGTACAAAATGTTTTTCCAATAGAAGTTGTTAGTTCTTTTAGCCTTGATATCGATAATTACGAAACAAAAAAAGTATTTGATGATCTAACAGCAAATGGCGACGCAACTTTTATAATTAGTGTCAGTGGCACAATTTTGAAAGACGAACCTTTAACAACTGCTGATGGTGACGAATTAACCACTTGGGATGATATTGTTTTATTTGCTTTTACTAAAAGTCAAGAAACAACAGAGATTTTTAACTTCAGCGGTTCTGGAGCTAAAATAGTATCGGAGCAAGTAAATTCATCTGCTGATGATTTATTAGGTGTAAAATTATCATATAAAACTTATTTAAACTAATTTAATGAAATTTACAGATTTACCAGTAATAACAGCAAGCACGATTACTCAAAGCCATGTATTTGCAACTTCAACGGTATCAGCAACTCAACAAATAACACTAGGTGAATTGCAAAAATCTTTTACTGGTTTGACTGCGCCAAGTTCATCTTCTATTAGTATAGTTGGTAGTACTGTGCCTAGCGGTATAACGGTTGGTTCTAATGGATACGTAGGTATTGATAATACAAATCCTCAAGTTGCTTTAGATATTGGAGATATAGGTTCTGCAAGTCTTGCTGAAGTTCGATTAGCTTCGAGATCTGCTGGAAGACAAGCTTCATTCTCTTTGAAAGATAGCGCTGTTACATGGAGAAATACAAAAAAAGCAAGTGATACTGATTTTTATATACAAGCTTCAACTGATGGTAGTACTTTTACAGATATTGTTAATATTGATACAAATGGAAATTTTGGTATTTTTGATGGTACATCTGCCTTAACAGATAAATTTTTTGTTAAAGATGGTAGTGTAAAATTTCAAAGCGGAACTTCTGGTATTATGTTTGATCCAGGTGTTTGTGAGATGAAATCAACTGTTGCTGGAGACATTTTATATATAAATAGATCTAATGATGATGACGTTGTTTTAGGGGATAATGTTTTATATGTTGAAAATGGAACAAATTCTTATGTAGGAATTAATACGACTTCACCAGCTTATGCTCTTGATGTTTACGGATCAGGTGTTTTTACAAGATTCAATAATACTTTAAGTGCAACATCAAGTTTATTATTTACAAATACTGCAAGAAGCGCATACTTCAATTTAGTTAATAATAATTTATCGATTGGAGGAAATGCAGGAAATAGTGCATTGAATTTAATATATAATTGCTCAAATAGATATTTAGGTTTAGGAACAACTTCTCCAAACGCAAAACTTCACGTCAAATCAAGCGATGAAATACTAGCAACTTTTGAAGCGGAATCGAACGCTAAATGTGAAATATTACAAGTAAATACTGCAAGTTCTGGTCCAGCGGCAACTTCATCTTTATATACATTTGCAAGTGGCAGTGTTAGTTCGCCGAGTAAAAAATGGTCGGTCGGTTTATATAATGTGTCTCCATATAGTGATGCGTTTGCATTTTTAATAGATGGAAGTACAAGTACTTCGGCAGTTAAAGCTTCACTTAATAGAGATGGAGATTTAGATATTAAGGGTAGTTTGACCACCAATTCTGATTATACTCATGGTAAATTTGTTCAAGTTTATGAAACAAGGGTGACTGGTAACTGTATATATTTTAATCCATTTACTCCAGATTCTAATACAAATCCAAGCGGTCATAATGATAATCACGCTCCTTTTGGAATCACTTCTTTTAATGGTTCTATAGAGAAGATTCAAATTTTAACATCAGATACAGATTGTGCGAATTTAACTAATAGTCCTAGATTTGAAATTGTTAGTATAGCTCCAACTTATGGCGCTTCTATTCCAAATGGATTTGTTTCTGGATTTTCAGTTAGTCCTCCAAGTAATCCATCGTCTTTCCCAGCTAGCGGTATTATTGGATATGTTGGTTTGGGGTCCATATCTCCAAATCAATTAAAAACAATATCAAAAAATCAATTTAACGGTTCTACGGCTTTTCAATCAGGGCGATTGCTTCAATTTAGAATTGCAGAACAAGATGGAACTAAAACATTTGATGTAGATTTTACTGTTGTATCTACTATATCATATACTGTAGTTTAATATGGCTAAATTTTTAAATTACAGAAATATATCTTTTACAATAGAAAATGAAAGATATTACGCTTCAGAGATTTCTTTGTCTGCTCAAGCTTCGACTTCTGCGGTAATATTAAATGATGGAACATTATTAAATTATGCACCAGAAGGCGCTGTTGTTGGAAGTTTAAGTGTCAATTTTTATCTGACAGGATCGTTTCCATCTTACTTAAATATAACAGGAACATCTGAATCTGCAATAACTGCTAGATTCGCAAATGTATTGATTACTGGTTTATATCCAAAATCTATTAACTTTTCAGTTGAACCGTTTCAGCCTATAGCTATCTCTACAGATTTTGATTGGTATGGAAATGTATCTGTACAGAGTTTCGATGAAAATACGGATGATCAAAAAGCAAATATTCCTATTCCAGATTATTTTGCCAATGGTTATAAATCATATGTAAATAAAAAAGATTTAGAAGGTATTGATAATATAGTTCAGTTTTCTTATAGCGCATCTTGTGAAAGACCTGCTTTCTTTAATGTAGAAGATAAGATTCCTTTTAGAGTTGCTAAATTAAATAAAAATGTATCTTGCGAGCTTTCTTCTAATGAATTGGGTAATTTATTGACCATAACAGGCAAAAATGCTGTGTGCGATGTAGTCTTAAAAGATTTATACGGAACAACATTAAATACTTTCGCTGTTAGTGGTGTATTAAATAGTCAGAATTATCAAGTTTCAGAAGGTCAATATCTTTTGGCTTCTGCTAAAATAGATCAAGTAGTCGTTGAGAAGAAGACTTTAATATAATGAGCGCAATATTATCAGGGCTAAATATAAAAAATATTTATGAGTATGATGGCACACAATCATATTCTAAATATGATATTATTGATTATCAACTTGTAACAGGAATATCTGTTTATCCTGCGTATACGGGTTTTGGAAACACTGGGTTGACAACATGGTTTAATAATGATTTTTTAAATAGTTTTGTTACTGATTCTAGATTTAATGTAACAGGATGGCTGAATTCAGTAAGTGGTAGTGGAAATTTAATCCAAATCAGCGATGATGAAAACACCAAACCTTTTGTAGATTTTAATGAATATTATTTAAATATTTATGGCGATCAATTTTTGAGCGGTTCTGGATTTGCTTCTAACTCAAGAACATTTATTACTTTAGTTGATGTTTCAGAAATAAGACTACCGACTGATTCTAGAAAGATATTTCAATTTTGTTCTAGTTATGGAGAAAGCTCAGGTAAATTTATAGTTAGCGGTGTTAGTAATTCAGGTGCAGCAAAAATACTTCTTGATAGTCAACAGTATAATGCGGTTGGCCCTTTATACGATACAAAGAATATTTTCACAATTGTACAGGACAGTAATTCAAATTCAATAAAAGTCAGGCAAAACGGTTATGAAATCGGAACTTATAGTTCTTTTCATTCCAATTGGAAAAGCGGAGTGTTAATAATAGGGGATAATCCTCAAACTAACGGGGTGAAATATTATGAACTAATACATTTTACTGGAGTTTTATCAGAAACACAAATTGATTATTATGAAAAGTATTTATATGAAAAATATTTTGATAATACTCGTTTGTACTTTGCTAAAAATAATGTTCCAGCTGGAGAACAATATTCTCCAATGACATTTTCTGGTAGGCTTTATTGGACTCAAGACATAGATGAATTATTTAAATTATCTTATGGTTCAAGTGTCAATTTCTCTTCAAATTTGTCAACGCTTGAAATGGGTGATGGTTATAGAAGTAATGTTGCTAAAAATGTAAATACATTACAAACCACATTTCAATTAAATTTTGACGGTTTGACTGATACTCAGGCTAAATGTTTAATAACGTATTTTGAGAATACTCCAGAAGCGCAAAATAAAAGTTTATATGAGGGTTTTAAAGGAGTTAATATAGATTTATTTAATCCTTATAAAAATAATGCTGAACTATATTTTAAAACAATAAGTCATACAACACCATATAATAATATAAACAATATAAAAATAAATGCTGAATCATTGTATGATAGCTCTTTGGATTACAAAGGCATGTTGGTGCAATTAGATGAAGTTTTTATCAAAACTTATAATAGCACTGTTTATGATATAAATTATAATGATGTATTTTATTATGGTTCTGATTCTTTTAATTTAAGAGGATATTATTATTATACTGGAAGCGGTTATAATCAAGGATCAAGCGGTATAACCGGTCCATTAATTATAGGACCAAATAATAGTCCTACTGGAGCAGATTCATTGTTCACTAAAGATTTCTATTTTAAAGGTGATATAGATTATGGTATTGATTCTGAGATTAGATTAGTTGTTAATGATCAAAAAAATTCAACTATTGAATATGAAAAAGATGGTATTAACTATAATTTGATGCAGTTTAATGTTGTTTTTAATAAAAGATCGAACAAAGAGGCTAGAGCTTTATTAAAATTTTTAGATGAAAAAGCTGGTTTTAAAATATTTGAATATAATTTACCGCAACCTTATAATAAAACTATAAATGTTTATTGTCCTGAATGGAGTCATACTTATAATTTTTATGACAATAATGACATTAATATAAAATTAATCGAAGTTAAATCGCCAGTTGGAGCAATTAGCGTCTTTAATACAATTATTTCTTGGTCGTCATGAATGTTTATTATACAGGAAAAATATTGGATCAAACGCCTACTGGTTTAGGCGGATATACAGGTTTGGTTCTTACTAATTCTGGAAATTTTACTGTTACGTATAATGCTGTTATTGGAGATACAGCGTTATATAAAAATGGCGATACAACTATTGTTCCTTCAAGCGATATTAAAAACGGAGCTAATACAAATACAATATTTATTGCTGAAGATATTTTATCTAACAATATTAATGATTCTACATTATCATTAACCGTTGATCCAAGTAGTTCTGGTATATTCTATGTTTTGCATAGACCTTTTAGTGAATTTACAGCTGGCAATGAATCAACAGGCTATGAAGTGGCTAGGCTTACAATAAATACTGTCTCTAGCGCTGGTGACACAGATGATCCAATTTTAATAGATATTAGTGGTCAAAGAGTTTATGATAATCCATCGCCGTCAAGAATGGGTAAATTTTATGCTGTTAAAAGTTATTCTGAAGCTACATCTTATCAGATAGAATTTTTTTGGAACACTTTATCTCCAACAAATTATGTAAAAAGATTCGTCATTGATTTATCTACTGATACAGGCTTTGCTTCTATTATTTATTCATATACTGGAGATATTGTTTTAGGAAATGACTCAGATAAACCAAGATTCGGTGATTATGATGGCTTTATCAATAAAACTTTTTCTGCAAAATTAATTAATTTATCTGTTGGTCAAGATTATTATGCTAGAATTCGAGGATTTAATTTTGATGATGAGCCGGGTCCTTATTCTTATCCTACAGGTTATTCGTATAATAATCCAATTTTAACTCCTACAGGTATTTTAGGTTTGTTTGAAGCTCCTGGAGCCAATCTCAAATCTGATGCTTCCATATTATATTTAAGTAAAACAGACGATTATGAAGAAAACTTTAATATTTATGATTTTATAAAACAAAATAATAATAATTCGTCTGATTTTAGATTTTATTCAGGAGTTAATATTAAGTTTAATTCTTCTTCTAGTTCTTTAGCAAAATATATAGCAACTACTGTAAATAGCGGTGGAATGAATTTTGTAGTTCCTAATTCAGATGATTTTAGATATTCTGTTAATACAAATAACATTTTTACTATTGAATTAGAATTTAATAATATTGCAGTTTTAGGAAGAGGTGGTGAAGGCGTTAAATGGCAAACAAATGGAACTTTTGTTAATGCTAAAAACGGAGGTCCATGTATTAATTTTGATGCATATGTTTATGATTCAAAGCCAATTGAGTTCAGGATGTATAAAGATTTAAATAGTTTATTTTATGGAGGACCCGGAGGAGGTCAAGGTTGGGTTGTAACAGATACAACTACAACTGACACAAATCAATTAAAAATAGATGGCGCTGAAATTGAATCTTTTGATGGTTTTGATTTAAGACAATTTATACCTTAATTATTATGGGATTAGCAATGTATCAAGGAAGAAATCCAGCACGGCCAGTAGCTGTTGTTGTGGTAAGTGGTAATCCGGTTCCTACCGCTCCTGTTTCAGGTTTCGGGCCTCCTAGATCTGGTCAATCAGGCGCTGTAACTCCTACAACTACAACCACTCCTTCTAGTGGTGATAGTCAGGGTTCAGGCAATACAAATGGCCAATCTCAGGGCGATGCTGGTCAAGCGGGTGGTGTTTCTGCAAGCAATAATTTACCTAATATATATTTTAATTTTAAAAATTTTTCATATAATAATTTAAATTTAAAATTTAAATTTTCGACAGATTCTTTAAATTCAGGAAGCACTGCTACTAATACGTGGCAATGTGACCCATCTATAAAAGCGGGTAATGCTAATCTTGTTGGTCCAGCAGGATGTTTAACGCCAGCATATGCTTATGGAAAATATTTTTATGAACTTGCTTATAATACAAGTATAACTAATTCAACTTTCTTATTAACTCCATCTTTTTCACCTAGTTATGCTGTTTTAGTTTTTGCTATTGCAAATACAAATACTTCGGGTTCTATGTATCAAGATTTTGCAAATTTAACTAAAACTTCAAGTATACACAAATTTATTGCGGCAGATAGCACTAATGCTGGTAATGATATTTTTAATTTTAATTCGTTTAAAAAAACGGTTTCTCAAGATGGTGCAACTAGTCAACAGGATATTGTAAAAGCTATATTTACAGGGGGAACGCTTAATTCGTCACAATTTATAAGTTCTTTACCTGCAAGTACTTATCTTGACAGAGCTGGAAATAAAATTAACATTATAAGTATTAATCCTGATCAAACTTTTTCACAGACTGTTGGTTCTGCTAGAAATCAACCAGTTACCGCACAATTAAATTTATATGATTTATTTCCTTTTAATGGTTATAATTTGCCAACAGATTTAAATAATCCAACCGCTCCAGTAGATTTTCAGATAACTCAAGGCGGATCAACTGTAAATTATAAAAACTTTTGTTTGTTTTTTGTAGAAATGAGATGTTATATGTCTCAAACATATTTAAACGTAAATTCAAATCAAGCGTTTTTTGAAACATACGTAAATGGAATTCTTACTTCTAGCTCATATCTTGTAGTTGATAAAACATTAGACAGTTCTACATTGAAAAATTATATTATAAGTCTTTCTAATAAAACTTTATCTGGGATAACTAATCCTAATAATAAGTTATTTTTATTTGATTATTTATATGCTTCTACTTATAATAAAAATGAAATGGAAATTCAATCTAGAAATACTGTAACTAGTTTAGTTTCTAAATATAAAAATTTATTAATAAAAAGCACATCTGATTTGCAGATTGCAGATTCATCTAAGAGTTTGGCGTTCCCAGTTAAATTCTCTCATCCTTTTTTGAATTTATTTTTATCATCGAAAACTGTATAATATGTCTGATTTATTTTTATTAAAAAATTCTGAAGTTCTCGATCTATTTGAAATAAAAATTAATGATTACGAAGGATATTTTAGGTTTCATGGCTCGAAAAATTTCAACAAAGATATAGTTTTTCAAGGTTATTCTTATATATATATTCCTTCAGAAATATCTAATTTAGAATACACTTCTCAATCGCAACAGAATAGACCCACTCTAACTATTGCAAATATAAATAATTTTATAACTAATTTTATAAAAGATAGAAATGATTTGTTGGGTAAAAGATTTTTTAGAAAGAAAATATTAGCGAGAGATTTGGATGCTATTAATTTTGGTGGTGAAAATAAAAATCCTTTGGGTCAAAGTTCTTTTACTTCATATATAGCTTCAGACACTTTTGTAATAAATAAAAAAAATTACGAATCTAAAGAAAAAGTTGAATTCACGCTTGCTAATATTTTAGATATTGAAAATATTACAATTCCAGCAAGAAAAGTATATAATGATTTTTGTTCATGGCAGTATAGAGGTTGTGGCTGTAATTATGGAAAAATTAATGGATATAAAGGACCGATTGTACAAAGTAATAAAACTGATTATTTAAATTTACAACAAATAAACGAAGAAGATCCAAATAATAATTTAACCAGTTATTTAAGAGTTTGGCTACGCCCAGAAGGAATACAAACTTCAGGGGATATCACTATGAAACGTTTGGGTCCGGGTCCCGAAGAGTTTTTAAAATTCCAAAGGGTTACTGCTTGGACAAATGAAGGAACTTCTTCGTCTCCAGCAGTTGTTCAGCCTGATTTTTTATCAACATCTCCTAAAAAAATTATTGGCACAGCTAATCAAGAAAATTATTATTCTAATGCTGGCAGAATGAATAATCAATCGGGTGTATATTTTTCTCATAATCTAAGCACTAATATATTCGATAAACTGAAAATTAATGAAAACTTTTCTTCATCAGAAGCCACTATATTTTATGTTGCTGAAATGACAAATTTATTATATAGAAAAGGTACAGAAGGTGGATTTTTTGGTTGGGGTCAGGGAGGTGTAACTAGAAGAGGTTTAACTTCAGATGTAACTAATGCTTGGATAGGTTGGGAGGTAAGAAATTCAGGCGCTAGTGAAAAAAGACAAGACGTTTGTTTGATAAATAATTTTCTAATGTTTGGTAATAATGCTGATGCGCATCAACATTTAAATGTTCCAAGAATATATACTTTAACATGTTCAACATCCACTTCATTACCTACAATTTGGATGAAAAATGGTAATATAATAGCTAAAACTTTTGCATACACAGGAGGCGGACCTGGTAATTTAGTTTTAAATATAAATTCAGCTGGAGCAAGTGAAATTATAATTTATGAAATAATAGTATACAATAAGGTTTTAGATGAACAAAGCATAGCCAAAGTAAATAGTTATTTGTCGGCAAAATACAATATAATGATTCCAAAGCAAATAAGAAGAATAGAAAATAAATTTAGCTCTTCTTATTTTTCAAGTTCTGATGGTAATTTAGGAGTTCCTGTTGCAGATGAGAATAATAAAATATTTTTAAAAGATACAAGTCAAGAAGCAGAAAGTTATACGAATTATGAATCTTATAATCTTTTAAGTATGGAATATAAATCTGGATATAACCCTAATTATAATTATAAGCAGGGTGATTTTGTCAAAATCGATGCAAATATTGATTATGATTTTAATGAAAAATCAGTACTGCAAAATAATGAATTTCCTTCTAGATTTTTCGTATGTGTTGATCCTAATGGCTCTTTAAATCAACATCCATTAAATTATACAGATGTTTGGAAAGAAGATAAATGTTCGAGAAATTTAAATGGGTGTTTAATAAGATTTAATGATCCGAGTGTAAATATTCCGTTTGGTGGATTTCCGGGTACAGTAGGCTATGATTACAAATTACCAGGTGGAAGCTGATCTTTTGCAATTTCTAAAGAAAAAATGTATTGAATCAGATAAAGAAATATGTGGGTTTATTAAGAGAAAAAATAATACCTTTTCTTGGTTTATTGAATCTAAAAATTTACATCCAGATCCAGCTAACTTTTTTTTAATATCGCCAAGAGAATATATTGATAATGAAGAATCTATATTATTTCATAGCCATCCTAGTCATTGTAAAACAAAAGGTTTTAGCGAATGGGATTTAGAAAATCAAAAATATTTTGCACTGACAATGTTGTTATATAGTGTAAATGATGATAAGTTTTATTATAGTTATTATGATTAATGTAACATTACATGGAATTTTAGGAAAAAAACTAGGAAAGTTTTGGGAACTAGAAGTAGAGTCTATTATGGAGGTTTTTGAGGCTGTTGAGGCAAATTGCTATCAAGTAAATAAATATTTTAATGATTTTAATAAATTTTTTACTCATTTTATAGTTTATATTGACGGAAAAATTATGCCAGCTCATTTAATAAAAAGTAAAATTTTAAAATCAGATAGTAAAGTTGAAATAGTTCCTGTTGTTCAAGGAGGATGGTTTATTCTTGTCGGTGTTATATTAATTGTTTTATCTATTGTGCTGGCTGTTTTATTAAGCCCTAAAGCTCCTAAAGATGTAAAAACTAATTCAACAATTTTAGGTGGAGTAAGAAATGTGTTAAATAGAAATATTCCTATTCCCATCGGTTATGGAAGAATGAGGTTGGGTAGTGCTGTTATATCGAATGATATAATAATAACTTCTGTAGATCCAAATAAGAATAATTTTGAAAATGCTTATGGTTCATTAACGTTATAATTCAAATGTCTCAAATAGCATATATTTTAAATACAGATCAGACTTTTATTAATAATGCGGGTAAAGCGTTAGAATCTGATGAGCGATTGAGTTGTGCGGATTTGATCTGTGAAGGTCCGATTGAAGGTTTAGTTGATAGAGATGGCGAATTATTAAAATTTATTACAGATGAAACAAATACTCAAGTTGATAGTCTAATTTTAGGAAAAGGGGTTTATTATAATAATGTACCACTTATTGATTCTAAATTAAATAAATTAAATTTCGTTACTGCTGGATTTAATATTTCATATGGCGGTGAATTTAATGATTATAAAAATCAATATGCTTCAACAGTTCATAAATATAATCAAAAACTATATTTGAACGAATCAAATATATTTGATAATGCGTTTAATTTAGCTGGAGCTGGTATTTTTGCTTTTTTCCAGTCTGATAAGAATGAATTTTTTGATGATTCTGATAGTATTATTGATAATCCTTTGAAAGGATGGATAAGAAGTAATTCAAGTTATAATATAAACGGTGTTTTTATTGGTTCAAATTTAGCTCAAACGTTGGACGAGGCAAAAAGAAATTGTCAAGAATTTAATCATAAAATAGTTAATAAATATGCTGATCAAATTTCAATTCAGTTAAGAGCTAATCAGCTTTTTCAAACAGACAATAGCGGAAATACAATTTCTACTTCTGGCATTATTGCAATTGAATTTAGTCAAGATAATTCTGCTTTTCGTTATTTTGTTTTAGTTAAGATGATAGGGATATCTAAATCAGGTTTTACAGTTGATGTTCCTATCGCTTTACGAATGAATTCAGTTGTTTATAATAATTATTATATAAAAGTATATTGTTTGTCTTCTAAGATTTCTCCAACTAATGGAACAACTTTCAAAGATTTTAGCGTATCAGCTATTGTAGAAAGAATTAAAGATAAAGGAAATTTTTCTTATCCTTTTACAGCGCTTGTAAAATCAGCGGTTAGTTCTAGACATTTTAATGAAGATCCTGAAAGAACATTTGATTTAAAACTTCTAAAAATAAAAGTTCCAAATAATTATGATCCAGAAATAAGAGAATATTCTGGCAATTGGAATGGTAAATTTGAAAGTTTTCTTAGATGGACTGATAATCCGGCTTGGATTTTTTATGATATTTGTACTAATTCTAGATATGGTGTTGGAAATGGTCTAATATTAGAAAGAGATTTGAATAAATGGGATTTATACAAAATAGGAAAGTATTGCGATGAGTTAATTAAAATTGCGACACCAAGTAAATACGATCCTGATACTTTTTATATTGATACTCAAAATAAAAATATAATTTATGTGCCTAAAGGAGATAGAACTATTGAATCCTTCAAGAGTCAATATCCTCCAATTTTTGATTTAAATAAACAGTTTGCTTATTCAAATGGTGGTTATCAAAATTCTGTAATTTATTTATATGATTTAGAAAATGATGCAGAAAAATTTGAAAATGCTCATAAAAAATTAATTTGGTCAATTGAAGAGGATGTTGGAAATTTCAAAATTAAATTGATAAACGATTTTGGAGTTAGAAAATTTTTTGAGAATGATAATACGAATTTAATGCAATTGTTTTGTGATCAATATATACCGACAGTCGATACAAAAAAATCTTTAAAAGATAGAATTAATGAAGGATTAAAAAACACTCAAGCTGGTGCTAAGTCTTTTGTTTTGGAGTGTATGTCTAATTCTGTTTCGAATTATACTTCGTATATAGAAACTCAAATATTCTCAGATGATTATTATTATGATAAATCTGATGAAAATCCAATTTTGTTAAGAGGAAAATGTATGCCTAGAGTTTTTGGTTATAGAGATCCATTTGAGAATAGATTTTCTTGTAATGTTGTAATAGATAATGATACAGAAGCTTTAAAAATATTAAACGATTTAGCGTCAATTTTTAGAGGAATTACTTATTATAAAAATAACGTTGTGACTTCAACGATAGATGTTGCGAAGCCAGTATCTTATATATTCAATAATTCAAATATAAAAAATGGAGCTTTTTCATATTCTTCCGCTTCATTAGATGGCAATCATACTGTTGCAAAAGTTTTGTATAAAGATAGGTATGAAAATTTTACTGAGCAGGTAGAAATAGTTGAAGACTATGATTTAATTAAAAATTATGGTATAATTATTAAAGAAATTTTAGGTTTCGGAATCACTTCTAAAGATCAAGCAAGAAGAATTGGTCAATGGTTATTGCTTACAAATAGATTTGAAAATCAAACTGTAACGTTTTCTACAGATTTGCAGGGTATTTCTCTAAGGCCTAGCGATGTAATTCAAATTGAGGATCAGTATAAAAATAATAATATTTTACAAGGAAGAGTTGTTGATGTTGATTATGATAACAAATTTATAACTATAGATCGTCAATTGAATTTAAATTTAACCGGGCAAAAAATTAAATTCATATATGATAAAAAAACCAAATCTATTGCTGATCTCAATAATCTAGAAAGCGTTAGTGATTCTGATTTAGATTCTTTAAATATTAATAATGTCATTGAATTAAAAATAGCTAGAATAGAAAATAATACAAATAGAATATATTTTGATTCTTCTTATAACTATAGTTTTTTTAATTCTATTTTAAGAACAACTCCATTCGTTATAGAAGATAATGATAGTAATCAGGTAAGCAATTTATATAAAATAGTAACTATTTCTGAAATCGATAATAACGAATATCAGATTTTTTGTATTCGATATGAACAAGAAAAGTACGAAGCTCTGACAAAAAACTCTTTTCAAAGCGCAGTAAATTTTTCAGATAATTCTATATCTTATGCGATATCAGATATATTGTCCGAAATAAAAATCGATGGTATAAACTTTTATTCAACCTCTAACTATTCTTTAAACCAGTTAAGCGGTCTAAATATTGATTTCTATTTCAATGAGCCAAGAACATCTTTGATAAAGTCATCTCAATTATCTAAAGATTATTCAGTTTTAAATTTAGATTGTATTAATCTTTTTAACCAAATATCTATCAGAAGCACGTCTGATTCTTATTATAAAAATATTTTAACAACATTAAACGATGGTGGTGGCATACTTTTTAAGATTGGATTAAGAAATCAAAATATAAAATTTTATGTCAAAAGCTCATCTGTAGCCAATAAATCAGTTTTTTTAGGTAAATATGGAAATTCATCAGTGTCTTTTTATGCAAGTGCTGAAGTAAAACTTTATTTATTTGATAAAAATAATAAAATAATTGACGTGTAATTTATAAATATGCCTATAATTACAGGATCAAATACGAATAGCTATGGAATTTATGAGGTTTTAAACTTACAAGTTCCTAATCTAAACGCTTTTTCTAGTTTGGATTATACTATAAATCCAACACTTTTTGGTCTTTCTCCATCTGCTAAATTAGTTTCTGGTACAATAAATCAATCATCTTTTGATGTTGCTTTATCGATAAAAAATCCAGAAGATGATAAAGTTTTAGCAAATGCGACTATATTAGCGGAAACGTTTTCTGGTTTAAATGTTGATGTATATTCTAAAAATAGATCTTTTCTCGGTTCTTATTTTTTAGGTTCTAAGCAGACGGATTTTACAATTGATTCTAGCATTTTAGCTTCTTATTTGCAAAATATAACAGGGGCTTTAAATTTAAATCAGGTTAGAGAGGTTTTTCTTGATTTTAAAACATATGATCGCGCTGGTAATCAAGATGTTTATCACTTTCTTTTAAATTATCCAAAAGTTGAAATTACAGGTTTGCAAATAAGAAATACTAATCCTATAAATATTGCTCCTTTGGTTAATAATTTTGGTTATCTGAAATCTGTTGATGTATATTCCGTATACAATAAAAATATAATACCTAATACTGCAGGTTTTTTTGATCTTGTCAGTGGATATTATAAAACATCTTTTGATTATGAAAATGATAGATATATACAAAATTTGCTGTTAGATGCACCGTCTTTTGTTGATGAGAATTTAGAAATAGTATTGCCAACTAATTTTGTTTTTGTACCTAGAGATTATTTTAGTACTGGATCTTGGTTTTTAAGTTCTGGTATAAAAACCTCATATTATGATACATCACTAGTACCTTTAAAAATATCAAATGTTACTGGTTATGTTTCTTGTTCTCAGAATGAATACGACAAAAATTTAGATACACAGGCTATTGTAAAATGGAACGCCATAAAAACAGATAATGCTTTATCTTTTGAAACCTATGTTTATGAGGACGGAGTTGATAATGCCAATTATGTATATACTTCAAATAATCCTCAAGTTCAATCAATAAAACAAATTTTTTATGGTACTGGAAGTGGAATAATAAAGAATGCAACTGGTTCATCATATTATTCTGGTTCAGATCCAATTTTTAAGAAATACAGCACTTCGGGGATACAATGGGTTGATCATACATTATTTATAGATAATTATAATTCATTGCCGTTAGGTATTTATAATTCAACTACGGATTTAAAATATATTACTGAGGTAAGAATTCCGTCTGGTTTTATAAATTCATCTGAATTGTATTTCGTTTCAACATACGATACTGGGCAAAATAATTTTATCTTTTTACCTACGGGTGGACTTTTTACAGGGTCGGTTTATACTGGAACATATACTGGAGCTAGATATACAGGAGCAAATGCAGGGTCCGCAGGATCGGCAGGTTCTGCTGGTAGCGGACCATTGATTAACAATTATGAAACTGGTATATTATTTGCGAAAAGGATAACAGGAAATGCTGATTTCATTTTATCTGAATTTGAACCAAAAATTAAATTTCCTATAAAGCCAAATAAAAATTATGAAGTCAAAGTTCGAGCTTCTTATCAAGATGGTAGTTTTTCTGATTTTTCTGATGTTTTAAGATTTACGTCAGGGCAAATAACCAATGTTGTCACAGGCGTAACAAGAGGTAAATTTGTAATCGACGGATTAGGAACTAGTGGTTATTTAGCTGTATTTAATGATAAAGACACAATAACTACAGGTACAATAAGATATAGTGGTAGCAATCAGTTAGTATTTAATCAATTACCTAATTTAACTTCAGGAGCTACACAGTATTTAGTATTAGAAAATAATGTTTTAAAATTGCAATCTGGCGCTTCAAGTGAATTTGCACAAGACGCAGAAAGATTAATTAGAACGTTTACTCAAACTGGTCATACTTTTACAACTGGAGATTTATTAGGTTTTAATGATGTTACAGGATGGTTTGAAGCAAAGGCAGATTCAGTAGCTACATCCGAAGTAGTTGGTATCGTTCAAAATATAAATGGTAATGATTTTGATTTAGTTTATAATGGCAGAGTAACAGGTTTAAGCTCTTTGAATGAGGGTGATGTTTATTTTCTTTCGCCTTATACTTCAGGTGCGTATACAGATATAGAGCCTACATTTGTAGGACAAGTAACAAAACCTGTACTGTTTGCTCTTTCACCTACTGAAGCTAATTTTATAATATATAGAGGATTTGAAATAACTTCTAATAATGGTGGTCAAACAAGTAGTGGAACAAGCGGTTCTTCTGGATCAAGCAATGGTTCTTCTGGAACTAGCGGATCTTCTGGGACAACTGGATCAAACGGCTCTTCTGGAACATCAGGCGTTAACGGTTCAGCAGGATCACCGGGTGCAAACGGTTCATCTGGAACAAGTGGTTCTTCAGGGATAAGTGGTTCTTCTGGTACAAGTGGATCTTCTGGCAGAAATGGTTCATCTGGAACTAGTGGATCTTCAGGAATAAGTGGGACGAATGGTTCTGGAGGTTCTTCAGGAACAAGTGGATCTTCAGGAACAAGTGGATCTTCTGGAACTAGTGGTTCTTCAGGAACAAGTGGATCTTCTGGAACTAGTGGTTCATCTGGAACTAGTGGAACAAATGGTTCTGGAGGTTCATCGGGAACAAGCGGTTCTTCTGGAACTAGTGGATCTTCAGGAATAAACGGTTCATCTGGAACAAGCGGCTCTTCAGGAACAAGTGGCTCTTCAGGAACAAACGGTTCTAACGGTTCATCTGGAACTTCTGGAGGTAATGGTTCAGCAGGTTCACCCGGAACACCGGGTTCTTCAGGAACAAGTGGTTCGTCTGGAACAAGTGGTTCGTCTGGAACTAGTGGTTCGTCTGGAACAAGTGGCTCTTCAGGAACAAACGGTTCTAACGGTTCATCTGGAACTTCTGGAGGTAATGGTTCAGCAGGTTCACCCGGAACACCGGGTTCTTCAGGAACAAGTGGTTCGTCTGGAACAAGTG